GCCCGCGCCGATGCGGTCAGGGAATTCAAGGCGGCCAGCATCCGCTCCCCACCGCCATCTTCCACGGCCTCAAACAAGCGACGGATTTCGTTGCGCGCCACGGACATTTCTTCGCGGTCGCGATCCAGGGCGCGCTTCAACAGCAACAGACGACGCATCGCCTTTAAGGTATCCGTGCGGCGGGTGAAAGTTTCCTGCAACAAGGCGCAGCACAGAAAGAATGTCAGCCCCATCAGAAGGGATGTGACACCATCGACACCGGGAATCACACGATGGCCCAGCACTGCCAGGGCAGAGGCCACGGTGACATAGCAAAAGAAGATCAGCATATGCCAAAATCGGCTCATGCGGGGTTCCCAAAAAGTGCTGCGGGTCAGACGCGTCGCGATTCGGTCTGCCATTGTTACTATTCGCTGAACGATAGCAAAAATCTACAAGCAAAACACGCCCTTAGGCCATATCCGTGGGATAGGGGCGGGTTCTGTGTCTAAGATTATGAAATTGTTACACTAATCTTTAAAGTCCGCGCCAATCGCCTGGGCCAGCGTGGTAAACCCGTCCGCCCGCAACAGCTCCGGCAGGGTCTGGGTGATTCGCCCGATCAATTCCGGGCCTGTGTAAACCAGCGCGGAATATAGCTGAACCAGGGACGCGCCAGCCCGAATTTTGGCATAGGCATCTTCTGCACTTGCCACACCTCCGACGCCAATCAGGGGGACCTTTCCTTCCGTCAGGGCATAGACGCGGCGCAGGACTTCGGTTGATCTTTCGAACAGCGGCGCACCGCTCAGCCCGCCGATCTGTCCCTTCTGAGAATCCCGCAATGTGTCTGGTCGGGTGGTCGTGGTGTTGGATATAATCAGGCCGGCCACATCCGGATCCTGCCCAACCGCTGAGATTGCGCGCAGATCCGCCTCCTCCAGATCGGGGGCGATTTTCACCAGAATGGGCGGAACGTCCCCAACCGTGGCGGCGGCGTCCCTTACAGCAGCGATCAGCACCCGAAGCTGATCGGGGGATTGCAGCGCCCGCAGACCTGGCGTGTTGGGCGACGATACATTGATTGTTAGATAATCCGCATAGGGGGCCAGACGTGTTGCGCAGGCTGCATAATCTGCGGCGGCATCCTCGCTGTCTTTGTTCTTACCGATATTAACCCCAACCGGTCCGGGCAGATTTTGCGTCCGTGCCGCCGCCAATCGTGTTGCAGCCCGGTCTGCACCGGCATTGTTAAACCCCATGCGATTGATGACCGCCATGTCCTGGGTCAGGCGGAACAGGCGCGGCTTTGGATTGCCGCCCTGTGGTCGGGGCGTCACCGTGCCAATTTCCACGAACCCGAAACCCAGCGCCAGACAGGCCCGCACGGCTTCTGCATCCTTATCAAACCCGGCTGCCAGACCAATCGGCGTGGCGAATTTCAATCCAAAGACCTCATTTGCCAAACAGGGGTCCGGGGCGGTCGTCGGTTTGGGCCCCAATCCACAGGCCAGGGCGCGCACGGTCAATCGATGCGCGCGTTCAGGATCCAGTCGATGCAGCAGCGGCAGAACGAAATCAGTCAGCGCCATTTTCGGACCCTAATTCTGGAAACTGATGAATGCCATCAGCATTCAGGGAAAGCGGTGTTGCCTGTTTTACCGCTGACAGCGGGATATCCCCATAAACATGCGGAAACAGTTTCCCGCCGCGCGATTCCTCCCAAACTAGGCGGGCATCCAGTTGGGCCTCGTCCACATGCAGCAGGACAAGATCGGTTTCGCCAGCACGGTGACGGCGGGCGCTTTCTTCGATCTGGCTGGCGGTGGACAGATGCAGGAATCCATCGGCGCGATCTGCTGGATTTCCAGTATAAACCCCGGTGCTTTGCGCCACCGTCCAGGCATCATATTTGGCGAGGTGATATATCATAGTGATCGGAGAATATGGTGCGACTCGCACCAGCGCAACCAAATGAGGAAGGCTATGAAATAGATTTTTAGACACTACTTGTTCTTTTTTTTATGGCAAATGTAAATTTTATCTTGACTTGTTCTTTTTAAGCGTTAGATTGGTCTTTGGGAGCGGGCCACAAGTGCGCCTAAATCACACCGGCCCATCGGACCCCCGATTGCTGCGGGGACAATCCAGCCACTTCCCAGCCGTCAGCAAACATTTTTCGTTCAGGGGTCCGCGTCTATCGGATAACTGTTCCCGAAGGATCGTCAGGATTTTCTTAGGCATCGGCGCGTGCGTGTGGCTTCAACCGGCCAATCGGTACCGCTCAGGATCGCGTTGGAAATACTGACAGCACGGGGATGGCCCATACCGGCCCCTTCTCTCACAGATATGAAACAGAGTTGACCCGGCCTGGCCGTTTGGTCCCACGCAAAACTGCGTCTGGACCGCGCGATAACCGCTGGACGTCACACTCATTTGGCAACACCGCGCCCCGGCCCGTCACGCATTGGGTTGGGATTCGCGAAACCGAAAGGAAAGATGACATGTCCACAACTGTGGAAACCTCATTCTCCCGGCACTTTCAGATCGAAGTGCATTTGGCCTATCAGCGCATGGGGTCAAAATTGCGGAATACCGTGCGCACCAAGAATGACATCAAGGGCTCTTCCACGACATTCCAGAAGGTTGGCAAGGGCACCGCATCCACCAAGGCCCGCCATGGCAAAGTGCCGGTGATGAATATTGACCATACGCCGGTCGAAATCGCCTTGCAGGATTACTATGCCGGTGACTGGATCGATGCCCTGGATGAAATCAAGATGGCCCATGATGAACGATCCGTCGTCACGAATGCCGGGGCCTATGCCCTGGGTCGGAAAACGGATGATCTGATCATTGATGCCATGGAAACCGTAACCTCAGCCCAGGACTCTCAGGACGGCACGACCGGCCTGACCAAGGCCAAAGTGCTGGAAGCCTTTGAAATGCTGGGCGGTCAGGATGTCCCGGATGATGGTCAACGGGTCGCCATTATCGGCTGGAAGCAATGGAGCGATCTTCTGGATATCGAAGAATTCTCCAATGCGGATTATGTCGGCGATGAAGACCTGCCCTGGAAAGGGACCCAGGCGAAACGCTGGCTGGGCACTTTGTGGATGCCGCATTCGGGCCTGGTTCTGTCTGGCGGTGTGCGCAATGGCTATTGGTATCACAAGACCGCCATCGGCCATGCCATTGGCAAGGATGTGAAATCCGACATCACCTGGCATGGCGACCGGGCAGCCCACTTCATCAACCATATGATGAGCCAGGGTGCTGGCGTCATCGACGCGACGGGCATTGTGCGCCTGCCGTGCCTTGAATCGTAAGCCGGAAGGAGACCGATAAAATGGCATACAAATCTCGTGACTTGAGCGTCATCGCTTACGCCAACGGCTTCACCCTTTGGCACTATACCACGACGGATGCCGCCGCCAGTGTCGATACGGCAGGATATTTCAACGAGGCTGCGGACATGCTGCGCGTTGGGGATATGATCCTGGCCAATACCGACACCGATGGCACGTTAAGCTCCGGCATTCTGCATGTGTCGTCGAATACCGGAACTGTCGTGGATGTCGATGATCTGACCGCAATCGGTTCCGCCGATACGGACTGATCAACATCCGATCCTGACCTTTGTTCAACCAAACGCACCTGGCCGCCTGGACTTTCCGGGCGGCCATTTTTTTAGGGAGACCCCTGATGGCCTTAAGCAGTATTCAATTATCCAGCCGCGCGCTGATCAAGATTGGCGCAACACCAATTTCCGGCTTCGAAGATGGCACAGCGGAAAGCCTGGTCGCCGCCACGCTGTATCCCTCCACACGCGATGCCATGTTATCCGCTCATCCCTGGAGCTTTGCCACCGCACAGCGGGTTCTGCCGCGCTTGGTGGGCGTTCCGGCTGCAGATTATGACTATGCCTATCAACTACCGTCCGACTTTCTGCGCGCTCTGTCTGCGGGGGAAGCGGGCTATGGGCGTGGTCTGGACTATCGCATAGTTGAACGGCGTCTGCATACGAATGCTGCGTCCGTGACATTGACCTATATCTTCCGGCCCAATGAATCCGCCTTTCCACCCTTTTTCGATCAATCCCTGATCGCGCGTTTGGCGGCAGAATTCTGCTTGCCCATTACGGAGAGCACGACCCGGTCTGAGGCCCTGCAACGATTGGCTGATGATCAGTTCCGTCAAGCACGGTTGATTGATGCCCAGCAGGATGTTCCGCCCCGGTTCGAAGATTACACATTGGTAGGAGTACGCGGATAATGGCACGGATCAAAACCATTCAAACAAATTTCACTGCCGGTGAAATCTCCATCGGCCTTGTTGGTCGCGGCGACCTGACAGCCTACAGCAATGGGGCCGCCAAACTGCGCAATGTTAAAATTGCCCCGACAGGGGGTGTCGCGCGTCGGCGGGGGTTGCGCCATATTGCCTTGGCACAGGGGCCTGGTCGCCTGATCCCGTTCGAATTCAATACAGAACAGGTGTATTTGTTGGTCTTCACCGATCTTCAGGTGAAGGTATATGCCAATGATATCCTTATCGTCACATTGGAAGCACCCTGGACGGCAGATCAGTTGAGCCATCTGGCCTGGACACAAAGCGCAGACACCCTGTTGCTTGTCCATCCGGATGTGCCGCCAAAGCGGTTGACGCGAAAGGGGGCGGAGCTGTGGTCCATCACCGATTGGAAATTCTTTGAAAAGGACGAGCGACGGTTCCAACCCTATTACAAATTTGCCGATGAAGATGTCACGCTGACACCCAGTGCGACGACGGGCTCGATCACTCTTACGGCATCGGAAGATCTGTTTGAAGCAGGACATGTCGGCACCCGCTTTCGCCTGTCTGATAAAGAGGTGGAGATCACCGAAGTCACCTCCGCTACTGTTGCAACAGCCAGCGTGAAAGAAAATCTGACAGGGACGGACGCCGTGAAGGATTGGGAGGAAGCGTCCTTTTCTGCCGTGCGGGGCTATCCGGTCTCTGTTTGCTTTCATCAGGATCGGTTGGTCATCGGCGGTAGTCGCGATCTGACCAATCGGTTGTGGCTGTCGAAATCGGCGGATCTGTTCAACTTTGACCTGGGAGAGGCGGAAGATGATGAGTCTATCGAATTTGCCATCCTGTCAGATCAGGTGAATGCCATCCGGGCGGTTTTTTCCGGACGCCACTTGCAGGTTTTTACGTCTGGTGCGGAATGGATGGTGACCGGGGATCCATTGACCCCTTCTGCGATCCAGTTGAAACGACAGACCCGCATCGGCTCATTGGCCAACCGGACAATCCTGCCGCGTGATGTGGATGGCGCGACCTTGTTCGTATCGCGCAGTGGCACAGAGTTGCGGGAATTTCTGTTTGCGGATGTCGAACAGGCGTACCAGTCCAACGACCTGGCTGTTCTGTCGGACAAGATGATGCGCAATCCCGTGGATCAGGATTTCAACAAGGCGGATCGTATCCTGTATCTGGTCAATGGCGATGGCACACTGGCCTGCGTCACCGTCTTTCGGCAGGAGAAGGTCACGGCCTGGTCGATGATGCAAACGGATGGAACATTTCATGCGGTCGCAGTGGTCGGATCGAATGTTTACCTGATGGTGCGTCGGGGGGAAACCTACCGCATAGAGCGGTTCGATGATGCCCTTCTGACCGATGCAGCGATGACGGATCAGGTTGCCGATGATGAAGATGGCAAAACGGTCTGGTCCGGTCTGGAGCATTTGGATGGCAGGATCGTTGATGTCGTGGCCGATGGCATTGTTCGGGATCAAGCGACAGTGGTCGATGGGGCAATCACCCTGGCCCAGCCGGCCAGAATGGTTCAGATCGGTTTGCCCTATACCCATATTATCGAGCCATTGCCGGCCTATCAGCCTTCTGGGACCGGTGTGACGCAAGGCAGCGCCACACGATTGGTTCGGGCAACCTTTCGGTTGCTGGAAACAGCAGCCCTGACTGTGGATACGGGCCAGGGCTTGCGCCCCTTGCCCTTTAAGACCTTCGGGCCTGGTGCGTTGGATTCCCCCATCACACCATTGACCGGAGACAAGACCGTGCGCGCCCTGGGATGGACCCGGGGAGAGCCGGTGCCTTTGTGGCGGATCGAACAGTCAGATCCGCTGCCCTGTACCGTTCTGTCGGTTCTCAATGAAATATCGTCGAACGGCTAGAGCATCATGCGGTCGCATGAGCTCAAACATGCACAGCATCATGCGGTCGCATGAGCTCAAACATGCACAGCATCATGCGGTCGCATGAGCTCAGGACTCGAGAGCAACAAGTATTAACCACCATAATAGGAGACGTAAAATGGCAGCAGCCGCACCTTTTATTGGGTTGGCAATATCGGCAATCGGTGTTGCGCAAACCCAGTCGCAAATGAGTCAGCAGAAAAAAGCTGTAAAGGCTCAGGCCAATCAAACCGCCCTGGCCCGTCAGCAGGAATTGAACCAAAGAACGCTGGATCAACGTTTGAAAGAAAAACAGTTGGAACGGGAACGGCGATCTGCCGTGGCCAGTTCCCGGGCGCGCTTGGGGGCGTCCGGGGTCAGCTCCGTCGGAGGCTCCGGCGCTGCGGTCGTTAAGGGGTTGAACCAGAACTATAACGAGGCGCTGGCCGACAGCCGCAAGGGCTATGACATGACCGTCAGTGGTCTGAATCTGTTGAACGACACCAGCGGCAGCAGTGTCGGCGGGGCGGCTCAGGGGTTGGAGCTTGCGAAAGGGGTTCTGGGTCTGGGCAGCCAGATTGCGGGCATTCTTGAATAATAAGTCACACTCAAAGGAACGAAACCACAATGACTGATATACTGATCAATGACCTGCGCCCGCGCATTCAATATGTGCAGGCAGACGGTGAGTTGGGCACTTCTGTGTTCGACTATCCATTCCCCATTCTCAGTGATGGGGATTTACGCGTTGCCGTCGATGACGTGATCTTGGAGTCTTCCGCTTATACGATCACGGGGACCGGACAGGAACAGGGGGGAACGATTGTCTTTGGCAATGCCCCCAGTGCAGGGTCACGCATTTCAATCTGGCGGGATATGCCCTTTCAGCGCACAACGGACTTTTCACCGGGGGCCGACCTGCGCGCGGCTGTCCTGAATGATGAACTGGACCGAACCGCCTTGTTACTGCAACAGGCGGAAGCACTGGTTGGGGATTCCATTCACCGTCTTCCCTATGATGTTGATACGGCACTGACATTGCCCCTGGCCCCTGATCGGGCGGGAATGTTCCTGAGCTTCGACACAGAAGGCAGACCTGTCACCAAAGTACCGGATTCCATTGGGGTCACGGCACAGTTCGCCCTGATCTATCTGGGGGCATATGCATCAGCCCAGGCACCGACTGTGCGGTTGAATGGAACCCCGCTGCAACAGGGTGATTTGTTCTTCAACACGGATGCTCAAGCGATGCAGGTATATTCCCAGACAGGCTGGGCCAGTGCCTATATTGCGGAAGAGGACTTTCTGGCCGTGGATGGAACATCGGCCATGGCAGGTCCGTTGGATTTGGCGGGCAATACGATTCTGAACCCTGATACGGTTGATGGTCGTGATATCGCCGCAGACGGCATGGCGCTGGATCTGGTGATTTCGTCCAGCCTGCCCGATATCCATGATCAGATGACCGTGATACGCGACACCCAGTATCGTTTGTTATGGGCTGCGGCTGTGGAACATGGGATCAAGTCCTATCAATTGATCAACACCTATATCGACGATTTCACGGATCAAAGTGGAATCGAAGACGGTGATCTGGCAGGATCAGGGTACAGTTATAGTGCCAGTGCTGCCGCCTATCATTGCCGTACAGTGGGGACCAATGCTGCATATGCTGTCGCGGCCTCTTCGCCGATCGGAAACTATAGTGGGTCCCCTGGAACAACGGTCGATGGCAGTACGGGCAATTATTGGCAAGGTGGTTACACGTCTGTTAACGCGGGCGATTATGTTCAATACGACCTTGGCGCCGTCATGCCGGTTACAAAGTTTCGGGTCTATGTATGGGCGTCGCAAACGATGTTCGCCAATGTCAGGATCGTTGGGTCCAGGACGGGCGCTTTTTCTGGTGAAGAAGCTATCTTGGGGACTGGGACATTTGTCAATGCGGAAGGTTGGCAAGATATTGATCTGGTCGGGACTGCCCGTTATGTGCGCTTGGTCAGTGCGGACGGCAGTAGAACCGGCAACTTTAATACATATGTGCCATTGATCTCTGAGATTCAGATCCTGGATGCTGTTATCAGTGATATGGTGCTGGTCTCCGCACCCATCCTTGCTGAAACCACGCCATTGGAAGCGCGGGCTTTGGTAGAGCTGGAACTGACCGGGGAACCTGAGGTCAACACCGATATCGTGCTGTCAATCAGTCGCGATGACGGCACCACCTGGACCGCTGTGGATTTGGTGGTTTTGGAAAATCAATCCGATACAGGTCGTGTGTTGCTGGCAGGTACTGTTGATCTGTCCACACAACCCATTGGCACGACCCTGCGCTTGAACCTGGAAGCCCAGAACGGGGCGGATATCATCCTGCACTGTTGGGGGATTCAGTGTGATCAAGCGCTCTCGCTCTCGTAATCTGAAAGGAAGCTAAAATGCCCAACATTACAAATACGATGATTTTAACCAGCCCGCTTCGCAAAATTCGGTTTGAGGCGGAGTCGCGCATGGCCAAGGGTATTCTGGTCAATGGCAGTCCGTTCCGGTGTGACGAAACGTCGTCCCAGCGTATGGGCGAAATTGTTCAGGCCTTCACAGATGGCGTGGTCGATGAAACGGAAGGCGTGCAGTTTATCACGGCGGCAGGTGTCCTGATGACACTGACCAGTGAGACACAGGCCCGTCAGATCTTTGACGCCATGCGGCACTATCGCCAGGCCTGTCTTGCGGCATCTGCTAACTTGCAGACTGATCCACCGACGGTCGTCTCTGATGATGCGCATTGGCCCGTGCCAGGAAGTATCACTGTGTAAACTGCTGCTTAGAGCAAATCCCGAGCAAACGGACTCGTTTGCGACGACGTATTTGCTGAAAAAAGAAATGGTTAGAGTATTATGTGTGAGCTCATGCGAACGCATGATGCTCTAACATGTCTGTTTTCGCGAAAGCCCTGCCCCCGTGGCGGGGCTTTCGCGTTTCTGCCCTTAACAAAGAAGGTTCTTGAAATGGTCGCTAAGAAAGCCACTGCCCGCCGTCCGCAATCCCGCACACCACGAACCCGTCGCCCACAATCCAATACGATGCGTAAGCGATTGATGAAAAAGCTTCCGGCGATGCTGGATGCTGCCATCGCCGCCTATCAACAGATTGCCCTGAATGGCCCAGCAGAGGATCCAAAGTCCTTTGCTGCGGCCCATACGGGGGCTAAGGCTGCCCTGGCCCATATCGAACAGATCATCAAACTGGCAGAGGCCGCCGCCGCGCAGGATGAAGCCCAGGAAAAGGATGCGGATGGGGTTGCCACATTGATCACCGCCGCCCGAACAGCCTTGGCACAGGATGAGGAGGATGACGATAGTTCTGACCCCGCTGTTCCATCCGAAGCGGAACAGGGGGGAACAGCATGACAGCCTGTACCTTTCTGGAATTCCTGTGGATCTGGAACGAAATACAGGGTCAGAAGACACCAGTCCTGCACCGACGCATATGTCGCTGGCTGAATGCCCGCGTCCATGCCGGGACAAGTGGTCAGGACCGGCACCTGATCCTATTGGCGTTCCGGGCGGCGGGGAAGTCTACCATTGTCGGCTTGTTTTGTGCCTGGAGACTGTATTGCGATCCGAACCTGCGCATTCTGGTTCTGGCGGCAGAACAGGATCTGGCCAGTCGCATGGTGCGCAATGTGAAACGCCTGATCGAACGCCATCCGCTGACCCAGGGGCTGAAGCCCGATCAGTTGGATCAATGGGCGTCTGATCGTTTCACGGTGCAACGGCCAAAGGAACTGCGTGATCCATCTATGTTGGCGCGGGGAATCGGGGCGAACCTGACCGGCAGTCGGGCGGACCTGATCATTTGTGATGATGTCGAAGTACCCAATACCTGTGATACCGCCCCCAAGCGCGCGGACCTGCGGGCCCGGCTGAGCGAGGCGGATTACATATTGGTACCGGGCGGCATGCAGCTTTATGTCGGAACACCGCATAGCTATTACACAATCTATGCACAGGAGGCGCGGTCTGAGATTGGTGAGGCACAGCCATTTCTGGCGGGGTACAAGCGCCTGGAAGTGCCGATCCTGAAGGCAGACGGCGCGTCTGCCTGGCCGGACCGCTATAGCCGGGAAGAAATCCAAGCGCTGCGGCTGCGCCAGGGGGAAGCAAAGTTTCAAAGCCAGATGATGCTCAAGCCCATGAATATCGTGGGCAGTCGCTTGGACCCGGACCGCATGAAACTGTATCAGGCCAGGTTGGATCTGGTGGAGCGGAATGGGGAGGCGATGTTGATGCTGGACGGGGTGCGGATGATTTCCGCCACCGCCTGGTGGGACCCGGCCTATGGCGGCGCGGGAACTGGAGATTCTTCTGTCGTGGCCTGTGTTTTCACAGGCGAAGACGGGATCTATCGCCTGCATCGCATTCAATACCTGACCACCGATCCCGGCCTGCAACTGGATGAGGCGCGTCAGCAATGTCGGGCGGTCGCGCGGTTTGCCCGGCGGAACTTCCTGCCCTCTGTCACGATTGAGACCAATGGGATCGGCAAATTTCTGCCCAGCCTGCTGCGTCGGGAAATGGCCGTGTTGCATACCGCCTGTGCAGTACAGGAGCGTCATTCAACCAGGGCCAAGGATACCCGCATTCTGGAAGCCTTTGATGCGGTTCTAGCGGCTGGTCAGATCGCCTGTCACCGTAGCGTTTGGGACACGCCCTTTCCGATGGAAATGCGGGAATGGCAGGCGGGCGGTCTCAGCAAGGGGCATGATGACGGGCTGGATGCGGTGGCGGGGTGCCTTTCAATGGAACCAGTGCGCCTGCCCAGATCCAGCGCCCATTATGGCCGCCAATCCTGGCAGGGGGGTGGTGGCAGTGTCATCGCCGATGCTGATTTCAGCGTCTGACAATATCTAAAACACAATCTGTGTAAAATAAGGAGAAACTAAATGACGGGCACGTCCATTGACGTGATCTGGTGGATCACTGTTGTCGAAATTCCGGCGCTGACCGGGCTGTGGTGGCTGATGTGGCGCACACGGCGCGATCAGGACATTGCGTTAGAACGCCACCGCCAACGGCTGGATACGGCCGTTGCTCAGCTTCGGGAAGCGCTTTCCGCCTATAAATTGGAAGTCGCCAAAAGCTATGCCTCAACCTCTCAACTGAAAGATCTGGAGGGGCGGCTGACCGATCACCTGCTGCGCATCGAAGCAAAGCTGGATTCCCAAAAACCCTCTGCAAGACATATGACAAGGAGAGAGTCATGACCCTGTTGAATCTGCCTTTGGATATGGAGGCGGAAGAAACCGCCATTGATATCCTGGCCCGCACCCTGTGGGGCGAAGCCCGGGCGGACTCCGTCCGCGTCAAGGAAGCGATTGCGGCCGTCGTTCTGAACCGCGTCACTCTGGCGAAACAGCGATTTGGCAAGGATTGGTGGGGGACCACGGTGGTGGAGGCCTGCCTAGCCAGTGGGCAATTTCCCTGCTGGCGCCTGACGCCTGAATATCGCGCCAGCTTGATGCAGGTCCCAGACACGGACCCGGATCTCGCCGTCTGTCGCCGCATTGCCGCGCGGGCGGTGCGGGGGGCGCTGGTCGATCCGACCTATGGCGCAACCCATTACCGACGGCCCAGAGAACATCCGCTATGGGCGGAACGGCGCAAGCCTAAGGCCCGGATCGGGTCATTCAAATTCTATCAAATCCTATCGTGAAAGGAGCATCATTATGCTGCCAATGTTACTTGCTCAAATCGGCCTGCCCTTGCTGGTAAAGGCCGTCGGGGGAGCCTTGTCCAATTCCTCCAACTCTGTTGCGAAAGCAGCGGGAGACGCACTGGGCCAGGTTGATACTGAAATCGCCACGGGTCGCCTGGATGGCGACCAGTTGAAAGAAGCCAATCGCCATCTGGAAGCCCTTGCCACGCTGGAGGCCAATACCGACCAGACCTGGCTGCAACAGGTCAACCAGACCATCCGCGCGGAGAGTGTCAGCGACGACGCCTATGTCCGCCGCATGCGCCCGACCTTTGGCTATATCATGGCCTTCACCTGGGCCGCCCAGATGGGGGCAATTGCCTATACCGTGGTCGCCGACCCGCAACAGGCCGCCCCGGTCATCGCCGCCGTCGCGTCACTGGGGACGATCTGGACCGTCGGCCTCTCAGTATTGGGCATCTATGTCTATCGCCGGTCTGGCGAGAAACAGCGCGTGCTGGAGGCTCAGGGTGGCCTGCCAGCCAATCAAAATACAGGAGTTTTGCAAAATCTGCTGCAAAGCCTGATCAAATCAAAATCCAAGGAGATGTAAAATGGGATCCTCAGAAGGGGCGCCAACGCCCAAATCCGTCAACAGCAATGCCGCCGGGGCCGGGCCAAGTTTTGGCATGGGGTGGAATGCCCCTGCGGCCACAGGGCCGTCAATTCAAATGCCTAAAGTGCAGGCACCAACTGTCCAAACGCCCAATACGTCACTGTCCTCTGGTTCGCTGTCCGGTGCGCCGTCTGGTGTGCTATCTGGGCCCGTTCCAGGGTCGGAAAACAGGGGGCTTAACCCGGCGACAGGCTATCAACCCTATACGCCTCGCTCGATTTCTGTCGGGGGCGAAGGTGCGGCCCGGATCAGGGCAGAGGCTGGAACGACTATTGGGACAAAGCATGAAAATCAGCCCGTCCGTCCGAAGCCATCGACCCCGATCCCGGAACGGGACAACGGGTCCAAGCCGACAGGCCAACCCAAACGCTGGACCGCTCCTTCCGAAAAGAGCCAGCCGACAGTGTCACCAAAGGAGCCTGTGCTGAACCCCTATGGGCATGGCGCGCGTCCTGAGGAAACCGGGCGATCAGTGGACAAGGTTGCCCATAAGCCCCTGGATCAGGCGCATCGACCGGTATCTGGGGCAATCCGTTCCACAGCGACACCGCGCCCGGCGCGCTCCGCAGAGGACCAGGCGGCGCTGCAACGGGAGGCCGATGCCGTGGCCAGGATCGCCCGCTATGATGATTACTACGATCACGCCCGCCGCGCCTTGCAGGACGGTGGAGAGGCGGCCATTCCAGAGTTGCGGGAAATTGCCCGCCTGCACAG